AGAAAGTAGCGTGCTTCAGCCATGGGTTTGCTCCTACAGAATGTGGTAGATGAATTGTTCGCTGGCGCGTGTGATGGCTGTATAGAGGAGGCGTTGCTTGTCTGCTCCATCTCTGCTCCGCCGCAGACTTTTGCAAACCAAGAATCGAACATCACGCCATTGACTCCCTTGTGCTGCATGGGTCGTCAGGCAGTATCCATACTCTGCTTTGGCAACGAGGTTAGCATCAGTCGATTTTGCCTTCGCGAGTCTTCGATGAGTTGCCGCAGTTTCACTGGATGTTTGCGGGCCTAAGCACTGCCCATCCACAAAGAAACTGTTTCCACAAGTAGTCTCAACGAACAGCGGTTCAAGAAGTGTATGCCTCATCCTATACGCTTTTTCCACTCTTGCGACTTTACGAACTTCTCCGTTCACAACACCGATTGTCTTATTGTTCTTACGGATCAAGATGTAGTCTCCGGCAACCAAACTGTTCCCGGTGAACCCCCGAATGTCGCGAGCTACGCGATTGGCGATGTGACGCACCTTGTTCGTCCAGGTGAGGATGACTCTGTCGTGACCGCCCAGCGCCCAGCGCATTGCCTCTTGGATGGGTCGGTTCTCCACGTAGGACACCTCATCTCCCCATGTATCAAACAGATGAGACTGACCCTGACGCGTCAACGTCGCAAGTTTCAAGACAGGTGAATCCAACGCTTGCCGATGAATCTGGGTCAACTCAGCAGTGGGTTGGTCCAGGTTCGGTCCCCAAGTATCTTTCACAGGTTGAAGCTGTGCTTTGTCACCAACCCACAGCACACTACCTTCGCCTTCATGAAGCTGCTCCATGAAGGTTGTGTATAGGTCGGAACCTACCATCGAGGCTTCATCCACAATAGCCAGCTCACCTGCGGCTACAGGTGGTTTTGCCTTGCCGAAGATAAGGTGTGTCACCTTCTCACCGTTTGGAAGTGTCTCTTCCAACTCTTCGACTTCCTTGTACAGTGCGCCATGAATCGTAGTCGTGTCGTGTCCGGTTAGTTCGCTGAGTCGAAGCGCAGCCTTTCCTGTAGGTGCCATGAGCTTGAACCGACCTGGCCATTGACGAATAAACTCGCGCATAATCGTGGTCTTACCTGTACCCGCAGGTCCAACCAATACCGCTTCATCACTTTGAAGTAGTTCAGTACGCACTTGATCAAGTGCTGATTGTTGTTCTGATGAAAGCGTGATTTGGTCTGCCGATGTTGGGATTATTGACATTACACGTCCTTCAAGGTTCGCCCGTAGTCACCTTCAGCGGTGACAGGGATGTTCCAGTTTGGGGGGTTGATCGTCATGCACTCTTCCAAAGTCTTTGCGGCTTTCTCTGCCATCGCTTCTGGTACTTCCACCGTGATGGAGTCGTGACATTGATGAATCATCCCAGTGCCGGGACCGGCGAATCCGAATGGGAACGCTTCCATCACACGGTGCTCAGCCACGCGCATGAGAGAGGATTCAGCGGCGAGGATGGGATAGTTCACCACCTCGTTCAGCTTCCCATCGGAGAGGGAACCGCTGCGTCGTCCAAACACTGGCTCGTCAATGTGCCCCCGCTGCTCGTACAGCTTCATCATTCGCTTCCACTGTTCTGCCCATTCGGGTTCCGTCTCCAACCATGTCTGATGCATATGCCGCACTTCGCGGATGCTCATCTTCAAGTAGGGAAGCTCCGCGTCGTCCGTCTCCGTGGACGTGATAACCTGCCATACTGTTGTGGGGTTGGCACCATAGATGCTTGCGTATCGTAGTGTCTTCGCTACATCCCGCATACTCTTGGCACGTCCACCCGTAGGCTTACGTGATAGATCAAACCCTTCCACTCCCCAGCCTGTTGCGTCCTCGAACGCCTTCCCAAAGGTCGCATGGGCCAATGTGTTGTGAGGATCCTTACCTTCAACGAATGCTTCAAGGAGCATTGGAATCTTCCAGTAGTTTGCGATGATGCGAAGATGCGCTTGGTCAAGGTCAGCCCCAATCAACATCCGCCCAGTGGGTGCAGCGAAGATGGTCTTGAGTCGCCCCTGTCCTTTGCGATTGCCGATGTTCTGAAGGTTGGGTCCCGAGCTACTGAGCCTTCCTACGCTGGTGACATGCGCGTTCCAGTTGCTACGCACCCTGCCATCAGGCCACACGAGACCTTTCTTGTGTTGGCTGGGCGGCTGCATCCGTGAGAGCACGGTACCGAGAATCTTGTTCTTCTCTCGTCGATACAGACGAAGCTCCCTGATGAACTCCTCCTGCAATGGATTGAGCAGACCCGATGCCAGGTGACCCCGCAGCACCACGTCTCCGCTGCCGGGTAGTCCCGACTCCGTGTAGAAGTCACGCGCATCCATGTGCGGCGGGATGCCCAGGTTCCACTTGCTGTACAGCAGGTATCGAATCTGGTCGTAGCTACCGGGGTTGATGTCAGCGGCATCCGCATCGTCGTCGTGACTCGCCGCCTTGACGCTTAAGTTGACACCATCATCCGCAGCCAACTTCTTGAGTCGCTTCTCTCTACGCTTCACCGATGCAGTGAACTCCACTTCCAGTGCCCACCGAGCTTCCTGGTCTATCCATACGCCGTTCTTGTGCAGGCCCACACACATGTCTTGGGTCGCATGGTCCACATCGTATAAGTTGAACGATTTCGTGGTGGGCCAGGATACGGGCTTCGCCCAGTCGGGCAGGATGCGAAACGCACCTTGTTGCACGGATGCATCAATGAGTGGAGGCGTGATACGCGCATTGACCACGGTGTCGATGATGCAGTAGCGCAGCAGCTCATCGTCGTCTTGGCTACCTGTGGATATCTTCGTTCCCTTCTCGGTGGTCTCCCACCGCTCGACATCACAGATGACAGACCCAACGGTCTTCAACCCTTTCGGGAGGTCGGGTGCGCGGAAGCGTGCTCCGAAGAGTGTGTCCACCAATGGTGCAGGGGTGACATCGAAGTGGTTCTCGATGACCATACGGTCGTAGCTCCCTGCGTTGTGACCCACTTTCATCTTGCCTGGGTCGATGAAGAACTCTTTCAACACCTGGTTGATTTGTATCTCTTCATGCAGTGGAAGGAAACGCGTCGTCCCATCCGTCGAAAGGAAGCTGATTGCAACCGCTCGTGCGGGTACAACCACCTTGTCTGCGGGGCGTGCAGGCTTTCCATCTGCCCGTATGTCTGGGGTTGCAATGGAGATGCAGCGCATTGCGCACGACATCGGCTCGATGCCATCGGTCTCCACGTCGTACACATAGAAGGGTGCAGCTTGGCTCAGCCAATCCCGCAGTGCTTCTGCGTCTGGTCGCCACAATACAGTGGGTTCAATCCAACGTAGGGTATCGGTGAACCACCGAAACGCTTTGCCGAGGTCCGACTGGAACACATGTCTCCAGCTTGGCGCACGAAGAATGAACGCAGGGTGCATCATGGGCATCAGGCGTCTTGCGCATTCGGACTCGTCCTGTGTGACTGTCCACTCGCTGGTGACACGCATCGGTCCACCCCGCGAAGAGAGGATGCTTCCATGGGTGCTGGTGAGTGCAGCGGTTGCAGTCTTACCCAACGTGATGATGTTGTCGTATTGCGCTGCGTCAGAGAGCAATCGTGGGCGGCAACAGGTAGCAGGGTGACTCAATGGCTCCTCGCCTTCGCGTGTCCGCTTCTTGTTGATGCCGTCGAGCTTCCGTGTCATGCGCGTCCAAGCACCACTGGCTTGTCCAGGTGGGCGACAACAGATGACATTGGCGAGGTCCACTTCGGGGCGCGTCCGTCCAATAGACGACAGCCCAGCGTTCCATTCTCCACCGCTGCGCCCTACGAGGGGTCGGCCATGCTGTTCCTCATCGGGTCCAGGCGACTCCGCAACTGCAAGGATGGTCGCGTTCTCGTGTAGCTCTGGACCGACTGGGCGATACGGGAGGTCATCCCGCAATGCGCCTTTGGGTCCCAAGGGACATTCATCACAAAGCGCACCATGGTCTTTGGGTCGATACGTCATGCTGCGATGGAGTTGACGTACCCGGTAATGTTTAGTTTGCTGGCCGTTGTCGTGTAGGCCTTGATAATGAGAGCGGTGCCAGCGTTGCCTTTCAGCAACCAGCCGGGCGCAACCAGCACAGTCTCATTTGGTTTGATGACGAGTCTCATCTGATCGCTTGCGGATGTGCCACCCCATTCGAGCACCAGCGTTTGGTCGATGTTTCTCGCCGTGTTGCTCGCCCACAACCAAATCTCCTCGTAGGTCGTGGCTGTGCCACTACCTGTGTGGAGGGTTGTACCTGGGGTTGCTATCGCTGCAACAGCGATGGGTCGCCCATCAGTGGAGCCGCTCAGTTTGACTTTGGAATAGGTTGCCATGATTTCTCCGATAAAAAGGGGTGACTACGACATCCGAAAACCGTAGCCACCCCGCCACCCTCAAATTAATTGACGATGTTTTGTGCGGAAGGGGGAGGAGGAAGCTTCATCCCCGCACTTGGTGCCGGTGCAGCGGTCACACCATTGGATGGCGCGGTCGTCACGACGTTGCTGGCTTCAGTCGAAGCAGCAATCGCAGGCACCTTGTCGTTTGCCTTGTTCGACTCGAACTGCTTGGGCGTGATGTAGCCTGCAATCTCGCCGTATTGTGCGCCAAGGTCTTTGGCTGAGTGCCATTCAAGATGAACGGTCTTTCCGATGAGCCAATCATCAGTCACACCTTGTGCTGCCATCTGCGCGTTTTCGTAGCCCGCAGACAAGAAGACCTTCTTGATTTGTGCGAGGCATCCGCGACCGCGTTTGCTCAACTCACCATTGTCATTGTATTGAGCAAGCAACTTGCCTTGCGCATCGTATGGTGTGGTGAGCCAATCGTGGATTGAAAAACCGTTGTCGAAGGCGACTTTGATTTTTCGAGAGTGCGTGCGGGAAGGGTGTGCTTCGACACTCTCGATGCGGGCAGAGAAGAAGCCGGTTTCGGGTGCTGTTCCGCCGACTGAGACAGATGCGATTGCATCTCCAGGGATAAAAAAAGTAGACATAATAGTCGTTACTCCAGGTTTGATTTAGTTTGATGGTGGGGGTGGCGGCAGGGTAACTCCTGCTGCCGGGACATCCGATTTGATTTCGTCGGATGAAAACGTGAAAAGGTCCTTCTGACTTCGTAGTCGCAAGACTCCTCTTGCTATACCATCCTGGCAAGCCCAGCGCAAGTGAAGAGGTGAAGTTTTCTCAGGAAAAATGTTTTGGCGTGACACAGCGGTAACCGCTTCACGAGGATCAACCCCGCCTACGATTGCCTGTGCAACTGCTTCAGCGACATCGTCTTGCCATTCAAGACCAGCGATTCGGTCGAGCCTGTAGTTTGAGCGAGACGCCCGCAGAATCTCTCGGAGATTCCCAGGTGTCATCTTGTCGCACACGCCGGTTCGGTCTCCCGTAATCCAATCCGAGTCGGTTGGGTCACAGAAATAGGTGGAGGGGAACCACGGGTCCGGGTAGCGCGAGTCTATCATTGCGCGGACGTTCACGTCACACCACGATGGAATGTTCTGTGTCTGGTTGCGCGATGGCACATCCGGTCCACCAGGACAGTGGAACCCATCGGCGTTGGAGCCTGGGGTGCGCTCGTGGAAGGTCATGACCATATGCACACCGAGGTGCCTGGACATGCCTGCGAGCTTCAGCAGATGCTTGTTCAGCTCTTGGTAAGGGTAGAACCGGTCCTTGCGACCGCTGCGTCCTGTGGGCGCATTCTCTTGCCAATCCAGCATAGAGCGTTGGCAGATGTGCGATGCATCATCGATGAGCACTGCGCCATACTGCGCTGCCATATCTGATTCGCTCAGGTATTCCAGCAACTGCACAAGCTCAGGAAGAGTTTGTGGTGGTTGCGGATGGATGCTGGGGGTGAACCCCAGTTCGTTCTCCGCGACGAGTGCAAGCGCACTGGGCACACCGATGCACAAGGCAGTCGGAAAGGCAGCGAGCGCATCACTTGTTTTCTTCTTCTTGGGTTTGCCATACACCGTGATCATCACGGTCGGCAGAGCCGTACCATTGTCAGGCATTGTATTCTCCAGGTTTTGTTGTCAGTCAGTTTGTCAGCAAGAAAGAGTGTAGTCAGTTCGGGGTGTATCGGTCAATCAAATTTCATGATTTAACATTTCGTCTTCGACAGCAGACTCGCCGAAGGAGCAGAGTTTTGTCGCAGGACAGGCACCGTAGCGCCCATAGCACGTTGTCTCATGCATAGCCTTGGGCCATTTCCAATGCGTGGTTTCCATGTCGAGTTGTGCCAACCCATGTTCAGCCCGCCAAAGAATCTCCGCGAAGTGACCGTCACGATGTGGAGTGGGTGGAACCGTGGGGCGTGCAACCCTCCAAGGGTCGCGAGTTTGAATCAGGTTGAGGGTGAGGCCAGCGAACTCGTCGGGCCACACTTGCTTGCCCATGATTCGAAATGCAGCGAAGCCACCGTCAATCGCGTATGCCCCGACCGACTTGTTGGGCTGCACCATCGCCTGGTGCTTGTGGTCCCAGATCCACACACGCTTGGCTCTGTCCTGTATCGCCATGTCGAGTCGGCGCGTCATCATGATAGGCTTGCCATGGTCAAGGTGACCGGGACTGTTGAGTGGTGTGGGTGTGATGACGTTGCCGTGGAACCCACGCAGCGTCTGTGTGGTTGAGCGTG